CGCGATTTCTATGCCGATCGGGATGCGCGGCTGGTCGCAGTACCAACGCCGAGGCCGGCGCAATGACTGATCTGCTGCCATATATTGCGCCGCTGGTCGGCTTGGCCGGCCTTATGCTCACCATCTGGTGGCGCGTCGAAGGGAAGATCGAAGCCGCCGCCAAACGCGCTGAGGAAGTCGAGAAAGAACTCGCAGCCCACAAGCTTCATACCGCCGAGACATATATTACCAAGCAGGGACTTCGCGAGACCACCGACCAGATCATGGGCGCAATCGGCGGCGTAAAAGCCGCCGTCGAAAACATGACCCTTCGCGTCGACCGCATCGTTGAAAACCAAGGCAAGACGCCGCGCACCACGCGCGCTTCCTGACCACACACCACCCCACCACAATTTAGGAGACTTCCATGGCCTTTTCAGGCGTTCATGTCGTTTGCGGTTTCGCTGGCTCGCTTTTCGCACGAGACAAGTCGCAAGCAATCCTTGGCAAAATCGCATGGTCTGAAGCGCCGTCGACAAGCGTCACGTCCACCAATGTCGCGCCAGGCGAAAATTCCGGTTCCGGCCAGCCGATCTTCCGCATCCGCGCCTCTGCCGATTCCTGGGTATCCGTCGGCCCGACGCCTGACGCGACCGCTGGCAAGCGCTTCCTCGTGCCGGCGAACACTGACTATGACGTCTACGCTGAGCCGAACGACAAGTTCCAGTGGATTGCCGCGTAATGACGGGGCTTCGAACCAGCCTTAGGCGAGGGGTCGCGCTGCGCACCCTTGCCGGTCTTCGGGGTGGCTCCCCGTCACAGGGTGGGGGTGGGTCACCTTCGCCGCCTGTTGTCTCTCCGAACACGATTACGCTGCCGGCTGGGCAGAAGCATTTTGCGGGACTCGTGCGCACCGGGACATATGCCGGGCCTGCCGGTCGCGTTCGACGAGCGTCCGATCTTACCGAAATGGATATCGGTTTTGACGGCAATCAGGTCGTTGACACGGTAGCGCTGGAGCAGTTCGCGGCAGGCGGTCTTTCCTATTGGGTAAAGGCCTATGATCAGGCCCCAAGCGGGGCTGTCGATTATGTGCAGCCGACAACATCGCTTGCGCCCTACGCGACCGACGCAAGCGGCAAGACCATCCGCACTGCTGCGGGTGTCCCGGCGATGCGTGGTGCACTGGAAGGCCGCTATATGGTTGCGGCCGGCGCTTTCACGCCGATCGCAGGTTCCGACTTTTCCGTATCCACTCTCGCCGAAAGCGCTGTCGCACACCTCGCAGCCGTCACGAATGCCTTTGAGACGGCAATCGGTATTTCCTCGGCAGCCGGCAATACGCTCAACGCCTTCAATCTTCGATTTGGCTCCCGTTCGTCTGCCACGGCTCGCACCATCGTAGCGGAGATGACTAGCGTCAGCGCAGGCTCTACAGAGATTTCAGGCTGGGTCGATCCCGTCGCCGCTCTGACGAGCTGCATTCTGTCGGCAAACTGCCAAGCCGCCGCACTGTCTGGCGGTCCTGGGGTCGGCACGACGCTCTATGTCAATCGTGCCAAGATCGCCAACGGTACGAACTCCGGCACGTCCGACAATGCAAGCCATTCGCCGGCAGCATTGACGAGCTGTACCGATATCCGCCTGTTTGCCAACGGGCAGGGAGCATGGTCCACCAATTCCGTGAACGGCGCGGATATGAAGATCACATATGCCTATATCGGCCTTGCGATGACTGACGCCGATCGTGTCTCGCTTGAAGGGCAGATATACGACAAGTTCGCGGCTGTGCTGCTGGCGGCCAAAGGTGCCGCACCGAAGCTTGGCGCGAACGGTGAAGCATTCGACTTCTCGTCTTTTGCTTCCTTCGGCGTCACTGGCACCAATGGAAAAGCGAATCTGCTATTTGCTTCGTCCGGTAGCTCCCTCGCGGTCAGCGCCGCGCCCTCCGGCATCTCTGGTCTTAAGCAGACAGGCACGGCGACGCCTGCAAACGAGTTCAAGGGTTCGAACACATTCGGTTGGGATCAGCGGACTTTCACGTCGTGGGTGATCTTCACTCCGAACAATTTCGAGGGCGCATCTCTGCTTCCCGGTCTCTTCGGCCACGGCAACTCGATCCTCGGCGTCAACACGAACAAGAGCATCTCTTGGGGCTTCGACAAGGATCATGCCGATCTCACCGGCACTGTGCTCGACAACAGCACAAACCCGGCCAACCCGAATTCCGACTACACGAACATGATGATCGGGACTGGTGATCCGAACACGGGCGCGCCGGTCTACGCCCCGTATTTCTACGGTGGAGGATTCTTGCAACTCAATAACCCGGCGCATGACAATTCCGGCGATCACCCGCCGTTCTACACCAAGAAGAAGTTCCTCGGCCACGGCGAGAGCGTCGACGGCCAGCGCTTCCCCGTGCGCAACAGTGTCATGGTGATGAAGCTCATGCGTCATCGGCCGCACCCGAACTACGATTTCTCGAAAGCCTACAACGACCCGGCCAACGTTCTCTGGCGTAACAAGGCCGATGTCGAAGTGTTCGCCGCGATCGTCGGCGGTCTCGACGGCTTCAAGAAGGTGCCGGGCGGCTACACAGACATGCGCGGCCGATCGTCCACAGCTATCGGCAATAACCAGCAGACCTTCGTCCAGGGCGGCTCCGAATACGGGCTGCTCGGCACCTTCGACGGCTGGCTGCACGCTGCTGGCATGCACGGCGGCAAGTACATGACCGATACCGAAATACAGAGCCTCTTCCTTGCCGTTTCCGGCAACCCCGCCAACGTGGCTAATCTTGTCTAGGAGCAATAAACATGGCCAACGCTAAAGCAGCTTTCATCCTCCCCACGTCTGGTTCCGGCGTTAACGGTCCCTCGATCACATCGACATGGAACAGCGCCACTTACCAGGCCCCTGTGCAGGCTTCGATCGTAGAGCCTGAGGCCGGCCTATTCGGCTCGATGGTGCTGTCCACCTCATATGCGCAGCTAACTGGCATCTCTGCCATGTTTGCGCGAAGTGTGAAGCTGAAGAACAAGGACACGACAAATGCGATCCGCGTCTCGGGTATCGCTGCTCCTTCGGCTACTCAGTATTGGGAAATCGCCCCCGGCGAGACCTTGGATCTGCCTTATAACCGTGTCGCGGAGCTTTACTTCGCGGGCGCTGCTGGCACGCCGACAATCCAGTGGGCTGGCGTCTGACCACTCACCCCCGCCCTAACCAAGGGTGGGGGTGTCATTCTACCCAATTTCCGAAGAGCAGCTTAGCCTGCTTCGCGCCGCAACTGCACCTTAACCGCGGCGCGATCTCTTCCACTAAGCTGTGCCGCAACAGCGGCGGCAGACTGCGCCGATCGAATTCCGCCTCGCGCCCGCACGACTCGCACCGCACCAAGATATCGACGTGGTGCGGGCAGACGTTGATATAGCCTGGCGTCCAATCGCGGATTTGCTGAAAGCGCTTCATGTTCCTGTCCGGCCCCTGTCCTTAATTGGGCAGGGGCTTTTTGTTTTGTTCTTATTATGTTCTTTAAATGTGCGGCGTCAATTAGAAGTTCGTTATTGCGCCTGACGTTTCCGAAATCTTGACAAATTTGTAAGTTTACAGCATTGTTCGAACACTGGCTACCAACCAGTTAGCACCACCCAATTAGGTATCGCGAAACCACCACACCAGCAGAGGAGACCAGCCATGAGATTGAGATATATCGGCATAGCCATTCTTGCCGCGGTCGCATTGTTCGTTGGCGGCGCTATGTCGCGCGCTGACACTCAACAGCCGTCGGCGACAGCTGGCGCCGTCGTCAAGGTCGTCCTGCCGAACGGCCACGGTTCCGGCGTCAGTGTAGGCAATGGCTACATCGTCACGGCTGGTCACGTAGCTGACGGCCAGAAGACGGTGAAGATCGAAACCAAGGACGGCCGCAGCTACGAGGCGGACGTCCTCTGGGTCAATGACACCTACGACATCGCCATGCTACGCGCTCCTGTCGCGCTGGTGGGTGCTGGCGCAGACCTTGATTGCCGATCGGCAAAGACCGGCGAGTCGATCTTTGCGACTGGAAATCCGCTGGAGCTTGATTTCGTTACGACATACGGGCGCATTGCAGGCGACGAGCGCGAGCTTGGTCCGTGGAAAACTGTCCTTGTGACCGACATCACAACCATCCCCGGCCAGTCAGGAGGCCCAGTGTTCGAAGCAGATGGGCGCGTTATCGGGATCACCGTTGGCGTTGTCACTGTGCCGGGACCGATTGCGGTCTTTACCGGCTTTGGCGCCATCGTTCCAGCGTCGACGGTATGCATGCTTATGGGCCAGGCGCCTACCGCTTGAAATCTGTTTCAGAAAATTAGGAGGCGGAATGCCTACACCACCACTATCAGACGAACTCGCCAAAGAGGCGGCTGACGCCTTCATTGCGCTTGGCGACAAGACGGCAGCGGCGCTGTTGCTGCGCATCCCGCGGACGACGCTTCAGAATAGACTAAAGCATGCCGCAGAGCGCGGGATGCTGGGGACGAAGCCGGTGTTGCCGGGCTTTGCCATCAAGAGCATTGCCAGCAAGACCGAAGACGGCGCGTGGGTGCGTCAGGTCAAGGAACATGGAGAGGTCTACGCCAAGCCAGATGGCCACACCGTCAAGGGAGAGTCTGCGCTCGTCGATGCGGATGGGCGAGTTATTCAGAAGTGGGTGAAGACGGGCGAAGACGGGGACAGGCAGGCCGCAGTCTTTGCCGCAGCCGTGGACGCACTGAAGGAAGATTTGCCGCGTGTCACCATCATGCCGCCACCGGCAAGCGTCGAAAACGATCTGCTGAACCAGTTCGTTGTGACCGACAATCATTTCGGCATGCTGGCATGGGCTGAAGAGACCGGTGCATCCTACGACCTCAAGATTGCCGAGCAACTCCTGCTTGATTGGTTTTCGGCTGCGATCGCGAGCGCGCCGCAGGCACACACGGCAGTCCTAGCGCAACTCGGCGACCTAATGCATCACGATGCCCTTGAGAGTGTCACGCCGGCACATAAGCATGTGCTGGACGCGGACAGCCGCCTGCAGAAGGTCATCCGCGTCGTCATCAGAACGGTGCGCCGCATCATCGACATGCTCTTGCAGAAGCACCAGCACGTTCATGTCGTCATGGCATCTGGCAACCACGACCCGGCCTCATCGGCATGGCTGCGAGAAATGCTGGCTGCGATGTATGAAAACGAGCCTCGGATCTCGGTCGACAACTCGCCGATGCTTTACTACGCCTATGAGTGGGGCAGCACAGCGCTGTTCTACCACCACGGCCACAAGGCTGACCTCAAAACGCTCGACCGAAAATGCGCCGGCCTCTTCCGAGAAATGTTCGGGCGATCGAAGTTTGCCTACTGCCACCATGGCCATAAGCATAGTGACGAGGGCATCAAGACCGACCTCATGTACGTCGAGCGGCACGAGACGCTTGCCGCGCCCGATGCATATGCCGCAGGCGGTCCTTGGCTGTCTGGCAGATCGGCGAAGCGGATAACGTACTCACGCCTGTTTGGTGAGGTGTCGCGCGACACTATGCGGCCCGAGATGGTCGCCGGCAAGTATGCGGCTGCGAATGACAATCAACCGGCAGAGCAGAGGAGGGCGGCGGCGTGAAGAGGCTTGTGATGCAGCCTGACGGCTGGCCTTGCTCTTACGAAGAGTGCCGGCCTGGGTTCTTTGTCCTAGGCAAAGACCTGTTTCTGAAGAGCGAGTACGGCGCGCAGGGCTATTGCGATAGCGGCGAGACGTTCTGCGGAAATCGTGAATCCGAAGTGCAGCCTGTGGCCGCTGCTTGGGAGGAGTTCGAGGAATGAAGATTGAATTCACCGGAACCGTCGAATGGGTCAACCATGAAGCCATGGAGGCCTTCTTCAAGGAGGCGGCCAGTTCGCAGCTGCAAGCCTTTGATGACGATGGCGGTATGCACACCGTCGGCGTCCAGATGATGCTTGGCTATGAGACTGGCGAGTTCGTCGTCGATGATTTGTTCATGCCGATCGCGTGAGGGGAGAGGAATATGAGCAAAGCCAAGTTCGCCGCGCTGGACGCAGATGGATGGATGGAATTCTCCGCTAACCGTTGTCCGAAATGCCCGCACTGCGGGGATGACTTCGACATCACCGACAACGAAGCGTGGGAACTGTACGACGAAAACAATACCCACGAGATTGACTGCCCATCATGCGAAGAGACCTTTCAAGTGAGCAGCAGCGCCAGTTGGAGCTTCAGCACCGACGAGCAAGAACGAGACTAACCACCACACCGCCGCCGGTCACCAGCCGGCAGCAGACACCACCACGAAGAGGAGAAGAGAATGAACAGCGTCTCGCCCGAGACATCCGGATCCAGTGAGAGACCGCCGCTTCCGCGCGCGGTTATACCTTTTCAGCAAGAACAGTATAACCGCGCGCCGCCAGTCCCCGCAAACGACAACCACCAAGGCGGCCGGTACATCTGGCTGCGAAGAGCACCACCACCAAGCGATAGCTTAGGTGATCCAGTCAGAAGCTTTGATGACACTTTCTCTGCGGAGGTGATCGCCCTTGAAAGGCTTGCCGCGCCCGCTCGCATCGGCGATTGGATGCAGACTTTCACCGGCCGCCAATACTGGCCCTGCGATCCTAGATCTGCCGAAGTCTTCATTGAGGACATCGCTCACAGCCTGTCGATGCAGTGCCGGTACGCTGGCCACTGCATCAGCCACTACTCGGTGGCCGAGCACAGCGTGCATGTCGCTCGATGGCTGCAGCGCAAGTACGGGCCAGAAATGGCGATACATGGCCTACTGCATGATGCGACTGAGGCATACGTCGTCGACGTGCCGCGGCCGCTTAAGCCCAGCCTGACCAACTACAAGGAGATCGAGGAGCGCAATTGGCAGGCTATCGCGGCGCGCTTCAATCTGGCGTGGACCCTGCCGCCAGAGGTTCATGACGCCGACAACCGCATCATCGCTGACGAGCTCGTCAACATGCATCCGATGGAATGGCATGCTCACTACAACACGCCGCTTGGCGTTCGCATTGGCTGCTGGTCGCCGAAGGATGCGGAATACGAGTTTCTTAGGACTTTCGAGGATCTGACTGGGAGGAGAGGGCATGATGTTCAGTCGTAAGAAGCGTTATCCATACGAGGTGACGGTGCATCTCAACGGCAGGCATCCATATTTGAAGACCACAGAATTCGACTACCCAAGCCGTGAGGTTGTCATGATCGTTCCTGCAAAAGATTGGAATGACGCAGAGCGGCAAGCCTTGGATGCGGCAACCAGCATTCCAGACAAGTGGTCCTGGAGCGTGAAGCAGATTGCGAGGGCGGCATGAACCAGTTCCACGTCAATCAACAAGTCGTATGCATCGACGACAAGGTGCCGCTGGAAGGCGGGAAGGTCGTGAAGGACGCCAATATCACGGAAGGCGAGGTATACACCATCAGGTGGGTCGGCATGGCCAGTCACTACGTCTTCGGCGATTACCTGGGCGTCAAGCTGGAGGGCGTAGACAGCAAGTTCGGTGAATCTTGGGGCGTTCCTGACGCGCCATACGCGGCTCGCCGATTTCGGCCGTTGGTGAATGATCGCCTCGGCAGCCTGCGAGCGCTGCTCGTGCCTGGCCAGCCGCTGGCGCCGTCAATCGAGGAACCGAAACGGAAAGCACCAGTCAAGGAAGAGGAGACGGTATGAACGAGATGCTCAACCAGGATGGCGACCTCATCGTTGCTCCATGTGCCCGCGACAATGCCTTGCGTGTAGCAAACGACAACATTCCTGCCGAGCTGCTGCCACTGGCTGCCGCGATCGGGCGCGCACACTATATGCACCCTGCAAACGACAACATGCCACCCGTCGTCGCATTCACCGGCCTCGCAGGCGCCGGCAAGTCGACGGCGACCAAGTACCTTGTCGAGCAACACGGCTACACGCTCGTGAAGTTCGCCGGACCATTGAAGGATATGCTGCGAGCGATTGGTCTCGGAGAGGGCGACATCGAGGGCGCCGACAAGGAGTTGAGCAACAGCCTGCTATGCGACAAAAGCCCGCGGCATGCCATGCAGACGCTTGGCGAGCGCTGGGGCCGTGAGTGCATTGGGGAAGACTTCTGGATCAACCTTTGGCGCGATTCAGTTGATCGCATCGTCTCCGCCGCCGGCCGCGTGGTGTGCGATGATCTCCGCTATCCGAACGAAGCGAAGGCAATCCGGCGGCTAGGTGGGGACATCTACAAGATCGAGGGCAGGGGCGGCATTGCTGGCGGCCACGTCTCTGAGAAGGGATGCGGCGACGAGGATCTGACGGTCGCCAACACAGGCTCTGTGGATGAGCTCTACGGCAAGATCGAGGAGGCGTTGCGGCGATATGGTTGAGATTCCGGAGGATCTGTTAAGGACAGCAGACACGGCGTTTGGCGCCGCAGAGGCAGAGGACGCGTGGGGGGAAGCGGTCG